TGTTACTCTATCTACTGATGTAGAATATTCTTTTTCTAATTCCTGTTCTTGTAATTGCATCATACACATAAAAAAAGAAGATAATCTATCACAGTTAGTTTTTCTATTATATATTAAAAGTTCTTCTATAAATCCTGGACAATCTATTTCATCTATTGTAGATAAAGTATTACCAAAATCATCTTCATACCCATCTATAAGCCAGTTATTAGTATATTTTTCACAATCCTCTTTAATTTTATCTGTCATATGACAACCATATTTTCTATCAACTTTAGATGATTGTATAGAATTAGATATTGCTCTATCTGGTTGTGCTGCTAGGTATTTTAAAGCTTTCTTTCTCTCAAAATAAGTTATTGGGTGAGTAACTTCATTCTCTACCATAACTTGAGTATTATATAACATAGCTAACTTTAAAGCTATTTCATTAACTATATCAGCATTTTGTGGTCTCCCATAATACTCAGCTACTATTTTATACTTAGTTTTTTCTCCTCTCCAATGTCCTTTAAATACAGTTATAGCAGATAGTGAAGTACCATTATTTTGTCTATAGGGGTCATAACCTATTTTATAAAAATTCTGAGGTACTTTATCACTAGGAAACTCATATATAACTACAGCACCTGTTAAATCATTAGTTTTAGGCTTATAGTTCCAAATAGGATTCAAACTATTATTTAAATCTGGTTTAGCTAATACTTTAGTTTTATCAAGATTATAATGAAGTGTAACTGGAATACCTTTTTTAATATGTATAGATTTAGCTTGTATTTGATTTAACCTATTTCTTAATTCTTCTACTGGAAATACAGAGTGAGAAGTCATACTAAAGGCATCAGCAGGACAAGTTGGATACTCTTGCATATGTTTGTATAACACAGCTGAAGAAGATGAATTAGCTAATATTTTCTTTCTTCTTTCATTCTCCCATTTTAAAGCACCATCAATGTCAGAATTTCCTTGTTTATCATAGAAACCTTCCATATTAAGTTGTACAGGGTGAAAATATCCACAAACAGTATTATCAGCATTTTTATCCCATATATTTACAAATGGCATAAAACCATATGCTATCGGATTATAAAAAGTATCAGCATAGTCTGCTGTACCTTTTTCAAGGTCACCTGATGTACCACCAGCTATTATTTGTCCTGTTATTTTATTACCAGCAGTAAGAGCTGGTCTAATAGCTGATAAAGAATCTTTAAAATTATCAAAAGCACCAACCTCTTCAAGAAGACAAATCCATAAGTCTAATCCACGCATAGCATCAGGATTATCTTTAAAAGTACGTGTAGCATCAATAATAGATTTATAACCCTTCTCTATATTAACACCATTAACTTCTTCTACATAACCAGCTTTTACATAATTCTTTTTATCTATTAACCTATTCTTACTAAAACCTGTATACTCATTAAAAAAGTTTAAATATTCTAATGTTTTATCCATTGTTTGGTCTATAAACTTCTTTTCATAAGCACCAATAGCATTAACAGAACTTCTAATTGTATTGTAAGCATTAGCTATAATAAAAGCTGATTTATAGCTAAACCCTTTTCTACGACTTTTTGCTATAAGAAAGTGATAACCACCATCAAGAAAATCTAAATGAGGTTTAGAAAACAGCTTTAATCTATCTAATACTCTTAGTGATATTTTATCTCTCTCATCTTTAATAGTATTATATTCATCATCTGTTGGTTTTAAAGATTTGAGTTTTTTATTTAGAGCATTCCAATCTTTTCTCTCTTTATCTGTACTTGGCACTTGTGTGTGTTTAGAAAATAAACCATTTCTTGCTATTTCTAAACACCAAAAAAACTCATAATCTCCGTCCCAAAAATCTGGAAAAGATATAGTTTTCTTAGCTGTTACATCATCACTATCATCATCATATTCAACTTTTAATATTTGACCAAAGTTTAAATAAGCATAAAAATCACCAGTTATTTTAACACCATCAATTTCATAACCTTCAGTACACCTTTTTAATTGTTCTTTCCAATAGTCCAACCATTCTGGAGTACCTATAGGTGATTCACAATAATATCCTTTTTCAGTAAATCTTATAGCTTCTTTTCTTAAAAGTGTTGTATCTTTCCATTTACCATTATTATATCTAATGTTACTCATACTAATTTTCTAATGGATTAATAGATTTATTACCCCTTGTTCTAGCAGTATCAAAAAAATCTTGGTCTACTTTTTCTTTTAAACCATTCATAGAAATCATAAGTTTCTCCACTTTCTCTAATGAAGCATAAACTTCAGAGGGTTTATATACTGGCATTCCAGATTTAGTTCTTTCATCTAAATCTATATTAAGTAGAAACTCTCTTGTTTTTATTAGTGTATCCATAGATTGCTTATACATCATATAGTTAAATGAACCTTCAGTTTGAAATTCCTCTATCTTAGCTAAACACTGTTCTATAAGAGCATCTGGTTTCCAATCACTAGGAAATTTTAAAGTTTCTATTAATTTATAAAATCTCTGTTCATCAGAATACTGAGCATAAGGATTAGTCTTCCTCTTAGAAGACATTAACTCTATAAAACTAAATTCTTTTATAGCCTGAGACTTATCAGGAGAATTATCTCTCTCCCATATATCTCTAAAAGGAGATATAAGTAAAGTCTCAGGATTTGGTTTAGCTATATTATTTTCTAATATAAACAAATAAGCCATTACTTACTAATAGTATATCTAAAGATTTGTGTTTCAGATAAAGGACTTTTCTCTTCAAATTTCTTACAAGCTAAAGCATAAGATTTTCTTTCAATCTCATCTTCTACAACAGAACCTAAGAAATACTCTTCTTTATCAATAAATAAGTATTCAGCTTTAGAGCTTACTTCATCATAAGTTTTTATTACAAAAACATCTCTATAAATTCTTTCTTTCATATTTGTTTTATTTAAGTTACTATAGTCTTTTACTCTAGGTTCTTTAGACCTTAGATTATTACCATTAATATCTTCTGATTTTACTTTAGGAGCAATAACTATCTCCCCTTTACTAATATAAATCATAATTAAAATTCTTTTAATAAACAATAAGTTACAGTTTTTTGATTACCAATAAAATCAAGAATTTCATAATACTTTTTAGTATCATTAACTACTTGACAACCAGTACTCCAACCATTAATAAAAGGAATAGTAAAGAAACCAGGTTGATAAGTTGCTGTATGGAAGTTAATACCTATAATACCTTCTCTTAACTTACCTATTTCTTCAACCTTATTATTCTTATTCCAATCTCTATAATACTTAATAGGTGTAAGTTGTCTTAATGCTCTCATCTTACCTCTATGAAGTCCTGGTGACCACAAATTATAATACCACTCATTAGTCTTTATTACAGCACAGCCTTCTGAATTATATGTATGATAGTTCTTTAGTCCAGTAAGTCCAGCATTAGTAGTACCACTAGTAGTAGTAATAAAATTTTCACCCTTAAACAAATAAAATTTATCATCAAATTCATTAAATAAATCTTCTTGTGATTGTACTCCTAATATCCAATAATCTTTAGGTATACTCTTAAAAGAAGATAAAGATTTCACCTTATCTAATAATTGTTTATCAGTGTATTTTTTCATACTCAATTTTTTGTTGTAATTAATTTAAATATTAAATCTTCACAAGACCCATCAATATAATTGACAGTAAAACTCTTAGTAACTTCAAGTTGATTAACTTCTAAATGAAAAGGTATTCTATCTACATAAAATAATACTGTAAGAATTTTATTTTCATAACCTCTTATCTCTATACAACTTCCACAATAGTTACTATAATGAGATATTTCACTAGAAATATCTTCATTTGACTCAAAGTGAATTTCAATCCTAGAACCTTCCTTCACTTCACCTAAATCTTTAATAGTTTCTTCCCACTTACTCACCTTTATACAATTTAAATTTGTTATCTCTTAGTATCCAATATTTACCAGTAATCTTATCATAAATATGTTTACCACTTTTTAATCTCTCCCATTGAAACTTAGATAGCATATGAGGATAGCAAGGTTTATCACAAGCTTTATTAGCAAATTGTAATTGTGTAGTTTGACATTGACAAATCTTACATTTACCTTCACTATAACATTGATAATCCATAGAACTAACTCTAGTCTCTATTTGTTCTCTTATAAAAGGTCTTATTAAACCTCTTAGATTAATACCTATAATACTCTTAGAATAATAGAGGTTATATCTAAAGTTTCCTTGAAAGAAAGATTTTACATTAATTAGAAATTTCTTCATCTTTTATATAATCTTTATATCTTATTATTTCTTCATTATATTCTTCTTTAGTTATCTTACCAGTTCTTAATTTCTTATCTAAAGAACCAATAGATTTTTTAATTCTAAAAGGACTTATCTGAAATTTACCTATATGTTTTAATCTAATATCTTTAAAAGAACCTTCAGTCATAATTTCTCTAGTCATTTTAAATAGTGTATTACAAATATCAGCAAATTGTTTTATATCAACATCTGGATATTTATCTTTTACACCTTTATAATACTCCTGTATATCAGCATTCATTCTTTACTATTTTAAAACTATATATCTGTACATTAGGTTCAGGTACTAATATAGGTAATATTTGTAAATAACTATTACCTACTAAAAAACCTTTTTCTTTTAACTGTCTTATATAATTAGATAATCCTCCAGCACTTAATGATAATTTCTCCATAACTATTTTTCTACCAGTAGTAGAAAAAGGTTCTTTAGCTAAATCACCAGTAAAAGACATAAATGTAGATAATACATCTATTTCCTTATCTGTTAATTGTATTGGTAACATTGGATTTATTATATATAAGTGTCTCTTATAATAATCTGAACTATCTAAACTAATAGATTTACTAATTACTTTCATTTTAAGTGTCTTTATAATACTGCAAAATTATAAAATATTTTTATAATAACAAAAAAGGTAAATAGAATTAACTATTTACCTTTTAAAATTAATTAATATTTGTAGAAATCACCAAGTTATTTTTTGTTCAAAAAAGAGCATACTTTAGGCAAACTTTTTTAGCCCCTTTCTCTTTACTATCTGTAAAGATACAGTAACTTTTTAACCTCTTTTTTAGTAACTTATCTTTCACTTTTTGTTAATTTTTTATTAACTTTTTTGAGAAAGAGGTAAAAAAGTTCTCCATAGCCCCAAAAACTCGCATCATAAAAACTTGATTTTCAATAAGTTACAAAATAACTTAAAATATGATACAAAATTTTGAGAGGACTATAAACAGTAGACCTAACAACTGTTGTCATATTATTCTTTGTATAGAAACATATAAACTCGTTATTCTCCAATTCTATACTCTTAATAACTGATTTTTATTTACAGGTCTTATTTTTGATATTGACTTATATTGTACATGTTACAAGTACTATTTTTTATAGCTACAGTACTAATTGTCCAGAGTTATAAAATTTATTACCTTAGAGAGTAGCCCCACGTCTAAGTAAATTCTATAAAACACTGCTAATTCCATTATCCCACTTGCCTTGCTTTTAAGTGTCCTGGTTACAGTATAACCTTAATCATACCTACCTTGTCTCCTCTACACTAGTCCTTTTAAGGGATTACACATTGATTAGATGAGCTGTAGAGTGGGAATCACATTATTCTTGTTTTGCAATTTATAGCGAGGCTAGCTCTATAAATCCTATCACTGGGTTGAGCAGCATACAAATTTATTTCAACATCTTTTGAAACATAAGAGGGAATTTTATAGTATTTGTATTGGGCTCACCTTGAAGTAATCACTCTTCTTTATATCAGCTTCCCACAAATATTGCTCTATAACTACCCCTTATTTCTCCTAATCCTTATACACCTCTGTAGAAATTAGGGTCACATTACTTGGTGATAGTGTAATGGTTTCAAATGCAAAAGTAATAAAAATATTTGAACTGACAAAATATTTTAGATTATTTTTAATCAATCATTTTATTATCTATTAGTAATGGTCTCTTTATAACCTATTAGGGCTAATAGATAGAAAAAATTTTATAAAAATTTTTTTGGAAATTTTAGAAATATTGGTTTTTAAGTGTGTTTATTGACTACCCCACTTCAACCCCCCACTCATTTTTGAGAGAAGAAACTCCCCCCTCTTCTCTCAGCTAGAATCAAATTATAGGGGGCTAAATTATTATATATTATGTACACATCAGAGACACTACAAATGTTGTGTCAAACCAACTCTTACATCAGAACTAAATTCTTTCATGGTTCTACCTCAACAGATGAAGATATTATATCTTATGCTGTAAGTGATTTGAAGCAAGAGTTTATTGCAGACCCAACACTATTTTCAAATAACCTTGAGTTACTTATAAATCTCAACATTATACAAAGTAAGGAAGAGTTTGATAAAATAGTTGAAGAATATTATATACAAGAAGCTATTCGTGAAGAAGAGTTTCAAAAGATGTATAATTAAAACTAATAAAGCCTCTAGTAAAACAGAGGCTTTATTTACCTATTGGTACTACCAATATAAACATTTCACTCATTATTAGAATTATAAAATATTAAGCACTATGGAAAATCTATTAAAAACCTTTTTAAAACCAGTATTTGTATTAATACTTTTAGTATCTCTATTCACTGAAATAGCTTTAATGGAGATACTTATTGAGAAAGCTAAAGTACTAAATAACTTTGATGTACTTTTAATTCTATTGGGTATAGCTTTTCTCACATTAGCACCTGGAATAGCTTACTTCAAACTACTAGAAGCTAAAGAGGAATATTAATAAATCTGCTTTTTAATTAAGTTAAGTGAAGCCACGAAGTGGCGAGCTTAACTTAATTAAAAAGCCAAAATTTTTTAAAGTACTAAAAACTCTACTTAGTCTTTAATTTTTTACAAACCTTAAAATAATATCAAAATGATAAAGAATATAATAATAGCAATATTATCTTTTATATTAGCTTATATGCTAATAGATAAATACAGTAATAATGTAACTGTAATAATAAACAGTGAAAAAGTTGCATTAAAAACTAGTGAGAAATTTAACACTATAGTTTTCTCATCACAACTATTAGGTAAAGAAAATACTAGATATACTAGTCTAGACTGTTTTTATACTAATAGGTTAAATAGAAAATATGAGATATTTAAAGATGATAATAATAATTATCTTATATTTCATTATAATAGAGGTACTAAAAAGTTCTCAATAGAATACCTTGATAAAGAAGAAATACAAGAAATACTTGAACACCTATAATATATAATAATTATTAAGATACAATGTAGAGATACATTGTATCTTATTTTTTGTATATTACACCACATATAAACCTTTCACTCATTTTTGACAGTAAGTTAGTAGCTTATTGTCATAACTATTAAAACATAATTCAAACATTTTACAAACATTTTAAAAACATTCAAACATTATGGTAACAGTAATTAGACACTCAGAAAAAAATGGTAATGGAGTTATTGCAATCAGCAAAAATAACCCAGAAATGGCTCAAATCAGAGTTCAAGAAGTAAGAACAGAGTTCCAAGTAAATGACTTAGGTTCTACCTTTGAAAGAAAGACCAAAAGAGAGGCTTATGTAACAATAAGTACCTCTAGTTCTGGTAACTACTATGAGGGTAAAGAGATGCCAGGTCAAGTAGTTGTACTTAGTTCTTATACACCATTCTATGATGGACAAGAGCCTGTGATGAAACAAGACAATGAAAAGCAATGGACTATACCTTTCAAAGATGAGACAGGTAGAATGATATACAGGAAATCTGTATATGATGAAACAGGTACAAGAAAAGACAAACTTGTAGATGCTGCTGCTCTTAGAGCTGCTCTTGAGAATAAACCTCAAGGTCAAGCTGTACCAGTAGCTCAACAAGAGGAAGAGCCTTTTGCTTAACTATTAGACAATAAGTAGGTGTTAAATACACTTACTTATTGTTTTTCAAATAGGTTTTACACACTTTATTTTTTTATTTTTTCACTAATAGGTATAGTTATTTATACCTATTAGTGTTTTTAATAAAAGATTTGTGGAGATTTATGTAGATTTGTTGGGAGTTTTTTATTAATTAGGCTCTAATTGGGGTCTAATTAGTAATATTTTTTATAGTTTTGTTCTAATTAGGTAAGAACTAGGCTCTAAAACCCCTAAAACCCCATAAATACCAACATAAAAACCTCTCATTTTAAAGACATTTTAGTCAAATATATAACCTTTTTTAACAATAACAATAAAATGGAATATACTAAATACATCATCTTAAGAAAAATATCAAATAGAGAAACTTTCTTAAATACCTTACTAAATACTCCAAATACTCCTTTATTCATAATAAATGAGGTGGAGAAAGAGATTGAGATACTCTATAAAAAACTTGAAGACCTAAACAACAACTAATAACCTTTTTTAACATTAACAAATAACAAATGGAAAAATCAAACAAAGACAAAGCCATTCTACACCTTTTACAAAAAACTAAATACAATGGTGGCACAGTAACTTTTATCACCTATGGTGAAGAAAAGAAAAACAATTACAAGAGAAGAATTAATCTCTCTAAAGAATTCTTTAAAGAAAAAACTCTAATGGATTGTTATAATCATCTTGAAGACCTCAAGAATGATTTCTTAGCTGACAAATATATATAATAACCAATTTCTAATTTAGCTTTGGGTAAATTGTATAGATTTTCTAATGAGGAAGATTTAGTAATCATTAGATACATAGAACAATATCCAGATAATATTAAAGTAGCTTTAGAAAAAGCTACTGAAGAATTAAATACTGGAACTTTCTTATCTAATAGAGATGATAAAGAAAGAAAAGTAAAAGATATTACTTCAAGATATTACACACATATACGTAAATCTGAAACTAAAATATTATTTACTGGTTCTACAGCAGGCTTTACTCATAACTCTAAGGTTACACCAGTAGATAGAAATACAGGTGAATTTCCAGAGGATAGAACACTCAACAAAATTGAGTGGATAACTAAGTTATTACTTAGTTTAAGTAAAAAAGAAAGAGATTTTATCTTTAACTTTTTTATTCAAGCAACAAAAATTAACAGTAAAGAATAAATTGTACTGAAATGTCAAAAACTAATCAACTATTAAAAACCTCTTTATCATATATTAAAGAAAACAAGGAAAAACAAGAGGTAAAGAAAATTAAAAAATCTTTACCTAAAAGAGATACCAGAAATATATCTGGTAAAAAGGCATTTAAATTAGACCCATTTTTAGACCTATTAACTATGCTTAATACTCTAAAATTAGAGCCTCAATTTTATGCTACTGCCAATGACCAAGTTACTAGACTACATAGTCTAATTGAAACTTGTGTGCAAATAAACCTTATACTAACTTGTAAGTGTGTAGTTTGGTCAAGAAAATTTGGTGCTGGAATGAGAACTATTTCTCATATAGCTTCAGTATTTTTAGCTAAACATATTAAAGAAAAACACTTTGCAAAAAGGTTTTACTCTAATACCACTGGTGTAATTTATAGACCAGATGATATGTATGAAATACTTAATGGTTTTATACAATACTCCAATGGTAAGAAACTTACTAACTCAATGAAAAAAGGTTTTAAACAAGCTATTGAAAACCTTTCTACTTATCACTTATTAAAGTATAAGTCAAAACTCATTGATGTTATTAATCTTTGTAGACCAAATCCAACACTTTCTAAAGCTACAGTTACTTATAATGATGAAGTTATCAGCACTTTAACAGCTATCATCAAAAACTATAAAGTATCTGCAAATACTTGGGAAGTTAATCAAGTTGTAGCTGGACAAGAAGTTGCCAATGCTCTTAAAGAAAATAAAATTTCTAAAGAAGAAGCAGAACAAATCTTAACTCAAGCTAAAGCTGATAATTGGAAAGAACTATTGGATAATAACCAATTAGGTATATTAGCTGCTCTTAGAAATATTAGAAATATACTTTCTAATAATCCAGAAGACTCTACAATTACTAAACTCTGTAAATTACTATCTAATTCAGAACTTATCAAGAAAGGAAAAATATTTCCTTATCAAATTGATATGGCTCAAGAAATAGTAAAATCTACTTTTACTAATAGTAGTTCAAGAGAAGTTTTATCTGCTTTATCTAAAGGTTATACAGAGGCAATACCTAACCTAAAAGAGATATTAACAGGTAAAAACCTTGTTATTGTAGATATGTCAGGTAGTATGTATGCCAAAGTAAGTACTTCTGGTTTTACATCTAAATCTACTTGTATGGAGAAAGCCACTCTTATTGCTGCCACTATAGCTAAAGCCGTAAATGCAGATATAATAAGATTTGGTAGTAGTGCTAATTTCTTCAATTATAATCCTAATACAGATGTATTCTCTCTAGCTAGAGATATGGAAGAAAATTTAGGAGGTACTAACCTATCTACTGCTTTTAATCTTATTACTAATAGTAGTAGGAAATATGATAGAATATTTATTCTATCAGACAATGAAATTAACAATGGTAGAACATATGACTCATATGCTAACCTTGTTTATAAAATTGGTACTCCATATATCTATTCTGTAGATATGGCTGCTTATGGTACTTCTATACTAAAAGGAGACCACGTTAAATTCTTATTTGGCTATGGTTTTCATTTATTTGAAGAAATAGCTATGACAGAGTTTAATCCAAACAATTATCTTGATGCTGTTAAAGCAATAAGAATATAAATTTATAGACCCTTAGAAGTGATAACCTCTCATAACAATACAATATCATTTTTCTCATTTTCTTCTAAGGGTCTTATATTAAAATATAAACATATGATTATAACAATTGATAATGTAAAGTTCAAAGTAATGTTTGAACATACAAATAAAGAAGATATTAAAGGTACTAGTTGTACTATTAAGAGAATCTCTAACTACAACAATCCAGAAGCTAGTAGAGAAGAAACTCTTATTACTACTCATACTATCTGTAATCCAAAGGATAACTTTGACAAAGAAGTAGGTAGACAACTAGCACTTAAAAGAGCTTTAGAACATTGTGGTTTCAGTAAACCTATTAGACAAATATTTTGGAATGCTTATAAAGTATGGGGTAAAGTTAGATTTTAATTTGCTTAATTAAAATTTTTAACATACCTTTGCAATCTGGTTTTAATGATTATTTTTCTTTATGTGTGGTTAGTAATTACTTACTTCATTTATGTATTATTCATATTCATAATAGATATTAGTAATTTTTTAGTGTAACTGTTTTTGTTGGTTTCAAAGAGATTTATTTATAAGTCTGTAGTTAAAAATCAACACAGTAATTACAGCATACCCACAACTTAGTCCCATAGTTTAATGGATAGAACTTAGGATTTCTAACCCTAAAGTGTAGGTTCAATTCCTACTGGGACTACAAATAAATATTCTGTGAACATAATATATTTTAGAGTACTGAGTGATAAGTTACTTCATTTAAATCTGTTTTATTAATTAATCTGTGGTAGAATTTCTATCTTATCACATTTAGTCTCAAATTTTATTACTGTTACAAATAAAAAAATTAAGTTAAGTTTTGTATGTTTATAATGCTTAAGGATACTGAATAATAAGTTACTTCAAAACAGAGAATTGGTAATTCTTAAAGGTTAGACTTTTTTACTTATTATGTTAGTTCTATATGGTAGCTTAGTTTAATGGTAAAACACTCACACGATAAGTGGGAATTATAAGTTCGAGTCTTATAGCTATCTCAAGTTGTTAATCTTGTTAAAAATCTAGGTGATAATTAAAGTACTGAACAATAAGATACTTCAAAATTGGGGAAGAAGTTCCCCGCATAGTTTTAAAACTTCTTATTGTGTTTAGTCTTAAATGGTATTGTATGCAAGTGGTTAAAGCAGGCAGTCTGTAAAACTGTTCCTTATAGGTTCGTAGGTTCAAATCCTACCAATACCACAGAAAATTGTTTTTTTCATTATATAAATAGTGTGGTGATAAATAGGTTACTTCAAGCTAAAATTAGGGATTTTAATACTTTAAAAACCTATTTAATTTTACCCACAATTTGGAATATTAGCTCAGCTGGTTAGAGCATCTGACTGTTAATCAGAGGGTCATAGGTTCAAATCCTATATATTCCGCATATAAAATTCTATTGGGTGGAAATTTTTAGATGTTTGTTGGGAAATAAACATCTAATGGAGATATAGCTCAGTTGGTAGAGCAAAGGACTGAAAATCCTTGTGTCAGTGGTTCAATTCCACTTATCTCCACAAAGTATATAATTGGACAATTGTATTTAAGAGTAGTGATAAATAAGTTACTTCTATAGGGTTAAAATGAATAAAACTTATTTAATTTTCTCTCAAAAAAGCTAAGTAGAGGAATTTGGTAGACTCGTTAGTATAACTACCAGTTATACTTTCAGATAGCATCGTAGATAAAGAATTAAAAAATTATTTTATGTTATCAATACTGGTTCAAATCCAGTCTTAGCTACAAACTTGATGTGTTTCATTTATATATTATTGTTATTAATAATTAGAGTAGTGAGGACTTAGTTACTTCTAAAACACTTTTATGGG